GCAGAACTAAAGCGATACTACCCGGAAAAATACAATGCGATGATGGGTAGCAATGCAGACGTTCAAATGCAGCAACTGGGTGCTGAGACCTCTGACACAGACCTGCAGATGCAGGATATTCTACAGGCCCGAGCTGGGCAGATGGAATTGGCTACCGCCGACCGTATTCAACCCAGTGGCTCTGAACCCTTGTTTGATTTGTCGCCCGAAAGCTATGAACAAACACTACCCGACCAAAGCGAGATCTATGTTCCCCGGCCTCCGGCGGGTACAAACCGACCAATGCCTAAGAATGACCGGGCCCGGAAGGTGCAGGAAAACATTGAGCCTATTGCAGAGCGTTTAGCCGAGCGCATGAAACCGTGGCTGGGTACTGAAGCGCAGTACTTTTATCATACTGGCCCCATCGTAGATAAGGCGATGAAGTTAGGCTACTCCGCCGAAGAGATTTACGATTGGCTACGAGAGTTTTCTGATGCGTATGCGGCAACCAGCCCCCGTACTGAAACTGCCCAAAATATCCGTAATGCCACCTTGGTTATGGCTAAAAAGCAGCTTGGCCTAGACATAAGAGAGGTCGTTGGCCCCGGCGGTACCGGCATCAACGAAAAAGGCTACCCCATGATGATTGGCCTAAAAGGCGAAATCGGGGATAAAGGAAAGCCTAACACCAGTGATGGCATACATAAAAAACTCGTGAATGCGGTGCAGGACGGGGATGGGATAAACCCAGATACTAATACTAAGCCCTATACCTTTGCTGAAAACGTCTACGGAAACCTAGATGGGTCTACAATCGATACCCACGCTATCCGAGGCGCACTCGATGCGATGAACGAGATTGAACCCGGCAGTATCCCGATTGATTTTATCAAAAAGGAATTTAGGGATCAGTATAAGGCAGACCCCAGCTCTCTTAACCCAGCATCTATGATTGATGACTCCTTGGGTAAACAAACTTTTAACAAGAAAAGTATGCAGACTGAGTACGCAGTATTCTCGGATCTGTATCGTAGGGCTGGTGAAATACTAGGGGTATCTCCTGCCGAAGCACAGGCCATGGGTTGGTTTGGGTCCGGGGAAAGCACCGGACTAGCTTCTGAGCTAAAGTCAGTAGCTCGACTGCTTGATGAGCGCATAGACGTAACCGCCCAAGCAACAAACCAAGATAAAGAAACCATATTCCGCAAATTACTAGCTCGAGAAATACCCATCCTGTCTTTGTTTGGAGCGGCGGCGGTGGGGTCTGAGGGTCTAATGTCTGAACCGGGGCAAGGTATATAATGAGCGAACAAGCTGAATACGAGAAGTACTTAGGCGACCTTTACGAGATGGAGCAGAAGTACTTACGGGAACGCTACCCCGAAGACTTTGAAGAGCAGGACCGGCTGGATGCATTAGAGGACGCCAGAGATGAGGACGGCAACGTAACCTTTAGAGATGTTGCGAAGCTGGGTCTCATGGGCGTGATGCTAGGCGGCCAGAAGCTGGGCTTCAACATGGGCCCGGTTTGGGAGTCAATTAAAGGCCAAGGATTTGCATTAGGCGGTCTGGCTACTGCCCGTAGAGGCATCACTACAGAGGCTGGAAAAGAAATGGCCGAGAAAGGATTCCAGATGGATCGTAAAAAAGCAGATTTGAATGAGGATGGGAAGCTAGATAGCTACGAGGAAGCTCGGGGCATGGCAGTCCAGCAAGCAATGGACGAACCAATGGAGATGTACCACGGTGGTATGCCATGTGGGTGTGGTGGAGAAGAAGAGTGCGGATGCGGTGGTGGCATGATGTCAGACCCCGTATCGGGTAACCCTATCCCTCCCGGTTCGTCGGCAGAGAATGTCCGAGATGATATTGAGGCGATGATTTCCGAGGGTGAGTATGTGCTACCCGCTAATGTGGTTAAGTGGCACGGCTTAAAACATATTATGGAGATGCAGGAAGAAGCCGAGATGGGTCTTATGGGAATGACCGATATGGGGCTTATCCAATATGCGGAATCGACAGAACCCGATAGCGAAGGCGTTGAGGACGCCCAAGTATCGGATGAGGGTGATCCAATCGAAGAAGAAGCCGAAGAGGCACCCGAAGCACAAGACAGCGACGAAATTGAAGTGGCTGGAGTGACCGTCGAAGAGGACGGTAACACAGAAGAAATCTACCCGGAAGAAGAGACAATAACGATGCCCGGCATTCTGCAAAAGCAGAAGATTGCATTCATCGTTTAACAGTTGCGTTTGGGCTACTCGCAAACCCCGTACCTATCAATACGTGATTGATCAGGACGGCTACTTTTCGGCCCCCATGAGGCAATAATGGCAAAATATAAAAGACAGAATGAGGAAGACAATGGTCTTTCTTACAGTGAAGAGCATGCACAACAGCAAGCAGCGCAGGCAGATGGCCCAGAGCCAATAGACTCTGATGATGCTACTTACAAAAAGCGGTATGGTGACCTTCGGCGGCATCAACAGCAGCTTCTCCAACAAAAGGATGAAGAAGTTGCACAGCTACGGCAGCAATTAGATCAGGCGGCTAAAGGCCAAATCAAGTTTCCTAAATCTGATGAAGAGATTGAGCAATGGTCTAAGAAGTACCCCGATGTCGCTCAGATCGTGGATACTATTGCACGTAAAAGGGCGAATGAGGCGCTGGAAGAAGGCGATAAGCGTATGGATAACCTACGCAGCCTAGAAAAGAAGCTGACTAAGCGTGAAGCAGAGCAGCAACTGATTAAACTGCACCCTGACTTCCATGATATTCGGCAAGATCCCTCGTTTCATGAGTGGGTGGCAGACCAGCCTAAGTATATTGAAGACGCCTTGTACAAAAACACCACTGACGCCAAAGCAGCGGCACGGGCTATCGATCTGTACAAGGCTGATACAGGAAAGCGCAAAACTAAGTCTAAATCGGCGGCAGAAGACGTGGGCAGGCTGTCTCGGTCTGCTCCAGCGGCTAACCAGCGGTCAGAGTTTTCTGAGAGCATGGTAAATTCAATGTCGGATCGTGACTTTGAGAAAAATGCCGATGCTATTCAGGAGGCTATCCGCAGTGGTCAGTTTAGCTACGACATAAGTGGTGCAGCAAGATAGTGTTTGCAATGCCACTTTATTAATGGTATAACATAAGTGGGCGCAGGGAGCGGATAGGCCAATTAACGGAGACATCCTATCTGTTAGTAGTTGATTGGAGGCTCCCTCGCCCACGTACAGCTTTTCGATGATAAGTTTCGAGTAGACTTATTTTCTGAGAGCAATCTCTCAACCTCAGAAAAGGGCCACCTACGGGTCTACCCCTTTGTCTGATTTTCCCAAGATATAAGACGTTTAGTCCACCAGTACGGCTGGCCTGCATTCATGCACCACCCAGTACCCAGTACTGCCACTCAATTGTCCTCTTCGGGGTTTGTCCGGGCGTTTTCGCCCTTCATGCCAATAGGAGAACAACATGGCATTCGCAAAAGCCTCTGGCTATACTAACTTAAATTCAGGCGGGTTTTCACCCGTAATCTACAGCAAAAAAGCCCAGCTTGCTTTCCGCAAGAGTTCTGTGGTTGAGGCTGTAACTAACACCGACTACGCTGGTGAGATTGCCCAACACGGCGATTCAGTGGTTATTGTCCGTGAGCCAACAATCACTATCAACAATCTTGAACGTGGTACAACACTCGCAACGCAAGATCTGACAGATACTTCGTTTACTATGGTTGTAGACAAAGCGAACTACTGGCAGTTCACGTTAGCAGATATCGAAGTTGCCCATAGTCACCTCAATTTCATGGATCTCGCCTCAGATCGTGCTGGTTATGATCTGCGTGATGCGTTTGATGCGGAAGTTTTGGGTTACATGTCTGGTTGGAAAACACCCAGTTCATGGGCACGAAATACAACCACTTCTGGTACTGTCGCAAACACCAATGCGGGTACGGACGAATTGCTCGCAGCAAACAAGCTAGACATCACTGATTTCGGTGGTTCTGACTTGGGTGTGGCTGGCGAAGTAACATCTATTCCACTGGCCGCTGGCGGTGGTTCTGGTGCAATTACTTCACCATTAGCTGTTATGAACCGCATCAATCGTAAGATGGATGAGGCTAATGTAGCTACAGACGGGCGCTATATGGTAATCTCACCGCTCGTAGCAGAAATCCTTATGGACGAAGATTCGAAATTAATTAACGCCGACTTCGGTGGTTCGGATGAAATTCGTAATGGTAAGCTACCGGCTAAAATCCGTAACTTCACTATCTATGTGTCGAACAACTTGCCTTACGTTGGCAACCTCGACACTACCGCTTCTGCGGGTTCCGAAACTAACTTCGGAGTAATGGTAGCGGGTCACGATTCTGCAGTTGCAGTAGCTGATCAGATCGCCAAGGTGGAGACATTCCGTTCTCCAGATACCTTTAGTGATGTGGTTCGGGGCATGCAGCTTTACGGCAGGAAGGTACTGAGACCAGAAGCGCTGTTCACAGTGAACTACAACCTCGCATAGGCTAGGTAAGGGCAGTGGCAATCAGTCTAACCAATCGTGCTAAGAATGCTGCCTTGAACGGCATCGTGGACGAAATCGACAGCGGCGGTTCTGCAGGTACTCTGCAAATTCTAGATGCTTCCGATACTGAGTTAGCGACACTGCCCTTAACCAACCCAGCGTTCGGAGCCGCAGATAGTGGCTCCGTTTCTGCCAATACCATCACCACTGACACTACGATCAATGCTGGTACGGCATCTAAATTCAAAGTCTTTACTAGCGGTGGCTCAGAGATATTCAGAGGCACTGTGACTAATACCGGCGGCGGTGGTGATCTCACCTTAACCAACGTCAATCTTTTCGTAGGAGACAGGTTAGCTGTTTCCTCTTTCACCATCACGATTTGAGGAACAGGAGAAACACATGAGCCTCTCGAACAGTTTTGAAACACACACTTTAAAATACTTGCTGACCACAGATTCAGTTACACGGCCAACAAACTGGTTTGTTGCTTTATGCACCACAGATCCCACGGATACCGCACTCGGAACCGAAGTTTCTGGTGGCGCTTATGCTCGCCAATCAGTGGCTTTTACCGTGTCGGGAAACAACGCTTCCAATACATCAGCAATCGAGTTCCCAGAAGCGACCGCAGATTATGGTACAGTTATTGCGGTAATGATTATGCCAGCATCTACCGGCGGTACAGCTTCAGACATGATCGTCCATGCCCAGCTTACGAGCGATAAATCTATTTCTACCGGCGATATTTTCCGCATACCGGCTGGCGATTTAGACATCAATATTGACTAATAGGAGCGACTGATGGCTATTCTCAGTGATAATCTAGAGCTTGCCCTGATCAAGCACCTCTTTAAAAAGGCTGAATTTTCGATTCCTACTGGGATGTGGTTGGGCCTACATACTGGAGATCCGCTTGATGGGAATACAGGCTCAAACGAGATCTCTGGGAATGGCTACGCCCGTGTGCAGGTTGTTGATAACGCACATGGGTCTGTATATTCTTCTGGTTCTGGTATGTTTAGTAAGTTTGCCTTCGATACCAATGACAATCTTACCAATGGTTCTGCGATAGATTTTGCCGAAGCAACTGGTTCTTGGGGAACTGTATCACACTGGTCTATCTGGAGCCATGCTACTGAAACAGGCTCTAGCTACTTCCTTATGTCAGGATCTTTGAACAGCGGAGTAGGCGTGGCTTCGGGAGATCAGTTTAGAATTGCTAGCGGTCAGTTTGATATTACCTTCCCAAATCGTTGGGGTGTAGGATCAGGATCTCCAGTAGGCCTAATAAATAGTAATAACTTTACTTACAGTAGTGGCTCTAGCACGGGATCGATTACGTCTACTGATTATAAACAGGCTACGGAATGGCGTAGACAGTTAGCTAGGCGGTTAGGCTTTATAAATGAACCTTGGTCAGCACCTATTGTAGGTAGTGCCGTCTGGGATTCTTCAACTGGGCCTTTTTACCATTGGGATTTTAATAGCACCGCAACAAGTCATCCCGAAGTTACGACAGTCGGTGAAATGTACGAAATCCATACCAGAAACGCTTTTTTAGGAGAGTGTTTTTTAAATTATGCCGGTTCGACATATACCCGCCAAAGTTTAACAGTTGAAAATCAAGTGGACACGGTTTCACCAGACGATGGATACTTACATTTAGGGCTTTATCGCAGTGACCCCGGAAGCAATGTTGGTTCAGTTGCACACTCTTCATCAGGTTCAACAGGGGAGTTTTATGGCGGCGGTTATTCAAGAATGACTCTCGTCAGCCCCTCTTCTAACGTATTTGGAACCCCAACCACTGATAGTAACGGCGTAACGTCTATCACAAACACCTCTGCGATTGCTTTCCCTGAAGCAAGTGGGAATTGGACAGGTAGTGTCACGCACTTTGGAATATATAGAGGCAGTAGTCTGGGATCTTCTTATGCTACAAGTGATCGAAGGCGTTCAGACCCTATTCTCACAGGCGCTTTAAGCACCTCTCGCACAGTGAACTCAGGTGATATTCTCCGCTTCGGTATTGGCGATTTCGTTATCAAATTTGATTAAGGAACCAGCATGGCTCGCTTCGCTGATCGTGTAAAGGTTTCGACCTCTACGACAGGCACAGGTACTGTTACTCTTGGCTCTGCGGAGTCGGGTTATCAGTCTGTGCCTTCTTCTTTGGACGGTTACACAGTAAGGCTGGTGATTGAAGATGGCACGGCATGGGAGGTATCTACAGGTGTATATACACACTCAGGAACCGCTCTCACACGGGTTCTAACTAGCTCATCTACCGGCAGCTTGCTCAATCTATCTGGCAGCGCCAAGGTCTTTATCAGTGCTTCGGCAGATGACTTAGATCTGCTCTACGCTGATATTACGGTTACTGTATCTGGCGGCAATTACCTGATCGATGGCACCGCTAATCAGACAATTACTTTAGTACCCTCAGTCACATATCGCTTTGATGTTTCTGATAGCACTAACTCAGGTCATCCATTCCGGTTGGCTACGCAAGCTGATGCTGCAAATAGCTCACAATTTACCACGGGCGTAACCGTTGTTGGGTCTAAGTACGTTGAAGTAAAGCTAGAGCAGGATGCGCCAAGCACCCTTTATTATTACTGCACCAATCACAGTGGTATGGGCGGTACGATAAACGTAGGCAGCACTAGCTATTCTAACGCCACAACATCAGCCGCTGGTCTTATGTCCTCGTCTGATAAGACAAAACTAGATGGAGTTGCTACCAGCGCCAATAATTACGTTCTGCCTACCGCCTCTAGCTCTGCGCTTGGCGGGATTAAGATTGGCACAGGTTTATCTATAGATGGCTCTGGCGTTGTTACGGCTAGTGGAAGCAGTGTTACCGGCGGCTCTTTAGAGCCAATTACCACTACAAAAACTATAGCTACGGCTAACCAAACTGTTTTTACCGGCACTTGGAAAGCTGAAAATATCTCAGTGTTTCTGAACGGTGTTAAGCTACCAGACAGCGAGGTAACAGCCACTGATACGCAGATTACTATTAGCGCAGCGGCTGTAGGCGATATTGTAGAAGTTGTTGAATATGGCGCACCCTTTGCCAGCCCCTATGCCAGTACGTTTCCTACGGTCACTACGGGGGCAACTTCAGTAACTGTAGACTACACAGCCGACAAAGTAGCGGTCTATAAGAACGGCGTTAAACTAAGAGGCGGCGGCGTAGATTTCACAGCGAGTAACGGTACTTCGATCACAGGCTTTTCAGCATTTGTCTCGGGTGATGTTGTTGAGGTGGTTGAACACGGTTCATTAGCAGAAGCTGGGGGCGGCGTCACAACTTATGCAAATAAAACTGCAATAGATGCTGTTTCTTCTCCTTCAGAGGGTGATCTTGCTTATGATCTAGCCGCTGATCAATTATACATTCGTACAACTACAGAGTGGAAGCGGGTAAGCGTTGGCGTGGACGAAAGCCCTATAATTACTACTGAACCAGCATCTACCCACAATTTGAACAGTGATGGCTCAACCAGCACAGTAACAATGGTTGCTGAAGACCCAGAAGGCTTTGATATTACTTATGGCATAGCCTATCCCACTGCCTCTAATGCTCTGCCTAATCAGTTAGCAAATGCTACGTCTATTAATCACACCACTGGCGTTTTTACGTTTGATCCTTCAACAAATTCTAGTCACGCTGGAAATGTGAAAGTAAGGCTTTCTGCTTCAGATGGGGTAAGCACTACCACACGCTTTGTGACTTTAGACCTTAAATTTTCAAGTCATTACGGGGAAAGGGGCGTAACCTTCTTAGGTAGAGCTTGGGCGGGTAACTATTCTATAAGTTCAGGAATTGATTATTATACAATTTCAAGTGCTTCAGATGCTTCAGATTTTGGTGATTTGACAGTTGGGCGTTATGAAGCGGCAGCTTGTAGTAATGGATCAAGAGTAATTTGCGGCGGCGGCGATAGTGGAAGTGTATCAAATATAATTGATTATATAACAACTGCTACAACTGGAAATGCTACTGATTTTGGTGATCTTGATGAAAGTCAAAACCAATTTGCGGCAGCGTCTGATGGCAGTCGTGGTGTTTTTGGTGGCGGCTCAAATGGCGGTTACAGTAACACATTGCAATTTGTCACGATTGCAACCACTGGAGACGCTACTGATTTTGGTAATTTATCAGATGCTAGACAGAGATTAGCCGCAGCGTCTAACGATACTTATGGTTTGTTTATAGGTGGTCAAGGCAGCGGTGGCCCATCGACTCTTGTTGACTACATTACTATTGCTTCAGCGGGAAATGCTACCAGCTTTGGAAATCTTATTGGTACAAATTATGAAACAAGTGCAACCTCTGACGATACTCGTGCTTTAAGAGGTGGGGGAAAAGGCTCTGGCGGCGAAACAGACAGCATTGAATATATGACGATAGCAACGTCTGGTGCGGGCGTTGATTTTGGAGATTTGACTTCGCCAAGAGAAGAAATTTCAGCTTGTTCAGATGGCACTTATGCCGTTTTTGTTGGCGGTAATAACACTCAGCCAAGGAATATATTAGACCGTGTAACAATTCAAACTACTGGCAATGCTACTGATTTTGGAGATTTAACAACAGCGGTTGTTGCGTCTGCCTCATCATCAGGAGCGGCATCATAATGACACAAATCGTTACAAAACCGATTACCTTCAGTCTTCCCGTCGAAGCCTCTGAAAACATAAATCAGGTAGCCGCTGCACGGGTAGCAGAAAAGCTACCTATGATTGACCAAGCAACAAGGGCTTTTGATCGTCAAAACAGTCAGACCACTATCAATATGATGACCCTTACAATGCTGAACGGTCACAGCCCTATGCGTATGCTGCGTCAGATTACGGCTGAAGTTGAAAAACGCAAAATGGCATTGTCAGAAGCACAAGTCACACACGCTGAATTAAGAGTAGAAATTTTAGAGTTAGAAGGGCTAAATGATATAGTTGCAGATGCCAAGCTTAGACATAAGCGGCACTCTCTTATGTCGATTGAGAACAAGATTAACGGTAGTATTAAAGATATTGCCACGCTGATAGACAGCTACGAAAGCATTAAGGAAACTCATAAAATTGAAGAGTTTAGCGAAGAGGCTTTTGAAGCAGAAGAAAAGCGTCACCACGTTAGGCGTGGTTTTGAACTAATGTATAGAAATTTGTTAGATGGTGGTAGAGCCTCAACAGCTACTATTGAGTATTTGACGCAATACGGAGTTCACCCTCAAGTCGCCCTAACAGAAGTAAGCGGATACGTTCAGCATACTGCAAATCGTATTAGCGAAGGCTATTTACCTCACAGCAATGATTACGAAGAGTTTGTTGATCAGATGGCAGACAAGTATTGCAAAAACGCAGACAAAACTGCTGAACGTATATTTGGCAAAGCTGACTGTGTTAATACTAAGTATATGGGTATTAAGGATAACTTATGAGCAACAACCGCAATCTTGGCAACATAGCTACAGCCATTACTAATGCTACCTCTGGGCAAGTTCTGACTTCTCAAGGAAGCGGAGTTGCGACTTTTGCTGATGCTGGTGGCACTGGTGTAACCGTATATGCCACTATAAATGCTATGACAAGTGTAGCCAGTCCTTCAGCAGGAGACTTAGCTTACGTCACTGCGAATACTTCTCTCTACCAAAATAACGGGAACGGTTGGTATAAGATTGCTACAATTAATACTAGCCCTGCTATAAGCTCAGTTAGCGAGACAACATCAGGCAGCACAACCGCCCTTTCTAACAATGGTACGTTTACCCTGACAGAAGGGGCTAATACAGTTGTTACTATTACGGCTTCTGACGCCGATGAAGGAACAGACCTTACATATAGCCATCAGGTTACTTCTGGAACAGAATCTAATGTTGCAACGATTACGCAGGGTGCTGGAGCAAGTGAGAACGTCTTCACCTTTGCTCCTGCTTCTGCGACAGGTGGAACTCTAGTTGTTCGCTTTGATGTTACTGATAATACAAACACAGCGCAGTTTACTCATTCGTTTAGCTTGCAATTCACCAGTTATTTTACCACTTATCCCAGCACGGCAATTAACCAGACGCAGAGCATTACCTCAACAAGAAACTATAATAACGCAGGGTGCTTTGAAAAAAGTTCGTCAGACGTAAGTACATGGGGTAATGGCCTGTGGCTTATGTCAGATAATGACACAATAAAACTTTGGAATTACTCATCAGGCTCTTGGGTCGCTTCAAGTACGACGATAGATATACCTTCTTCTTTATCCTCTGGCGCACCTAATTGGGTAACGGGGATAGCTGATAATGGTTCACATTTGGCGGCTTGTACGGGCGATGCAAATAATGGGCGATTAGCGGTTTATAATAAGTCCTCACAATCATGGTCAACTGCCGTCACTGGAAGCGTTGCTTTTAGGGGTCTTACTTGGGATGGCTCAAACTTCTGGATGGCAAGCTACGATAATAATACAACTCTTTACAAAGTAGCTTCTGATTTCAGTTCAGTAACATCTTACGCCGCAACAGGAAAAGAGAGTTCAGACGCAAGGGGAATAGCTTTTGATGCAGCAACCTCTCGGTACTATGTTGTTTCAGACAATCACAAGACATGGATAGGAACTTTTAACGGCACAGCATTTACTGAAATATCTGAGAATACTTTATCCTCTGGTTACAACTATGCCGATGTAGATATTGTCCGAAAATCTTCCACAAATGGATATTTGGTTGAGATAGTTTACGACAGTTCGACAACCACCACAACAAATCTAATCACTAAGATTTCTTTATAGGCTAATCTATGAGCAACGCATCAAATCTTTCCACTCTCGCAAACGTCCTAGACGATGGCACTAGCGGTCAATTCTTAAAGTCTACTGGCTCTGGCGGGGTAGCGTTTGATACGGTGGCTGCGGGGGCTGTAGTCTATGCCACGGCTGACCTATTACCGCTGTCTGGCAACAGCGCTGGAGATATGGGTTACGTTACGGCTACCAATAGATTTTACATAAATAATGGCTCTGGTTGGTACTCTGTTAGCTTGGTGAATACGAACCCTAACATTACCTCTGTCCAAGACGCTGGCAGCAATACTACGCCATTTACTTTGGCTACCGATGGCACGGCTACAGTAATTACTGTAACGGCGGCTGATCCAGAAGAAGTACCGCTGACCTACGGCTACAGCGTTACTAGCGGATCGTTAAATGGCTCTACGGTAGCACAAGGCACTGGCAACAATACAAACGTATTCACGGTAACGCCTCACGCCACCCAAGATGCTACTTTTACTCTGACGTTTACTGCCAGCGATGGCATAAATCAGGCTACCAGCGCTAATGCGTTTAGCTTGTCGTTTGTTACGGTTGTAGCGGATAGTAACCACACAACTCTGTTAGCCACTGCTACGGGTACGTCAGACAACAATAACATTACCGATAGCTCCTCTAATAGCCATAGCATCACAGTAAACGGCGATTCTTACGCTGGTACGTTTAGCCCTTATCGTAGTGGAGGTTATTCAACATCTTTTTCTAGGTCAGATAGTTCAAAGTTAGAAATAGCTTCGATGCCAGCAA